TATAGCGACTCTGGCTTCCTTAGATGATGTGTACAGCCCTCTAAGGACTTTAGCCACACTACCCTTGCCATTAGCTTTAATCTCTCTTAAGCTACCCTTACCTGCCGCTACGACAATTAGGTAGCCTTTATATTCTTCTGTCATGTTAGCTCTCCGGGGTTACGTTGTTCTTATCAATGTAAGGGCTACTAGAACGTCCACGACCTCTGCCGTAGTCTGGGTATCTAATACCGTTCTGTACTCTACGGTTCTTACGTGATAGCCACTTCTGTTGTCGTCTTGACTCTTGTTCACTCTTCTGGTCAGCCACTTGTCTTAGCTTAAGTGATGCCCTACTCTTAGCTTCTTCAACTAACGCTGAGAATGCTTCCTCAGGTAGGTCAGGTATGAAGTCATCAGCAGGTAGCCACTTAGGCATTACGTATGCCATTGCTTGTACGTAGGTAGATAATAGGTTTGATTCTCTAGCACTATCATACGCATTGAACACAAGCGTCTTGTCATCAAACGATGTATAGAATGTAGGAGACCTATCATTCATAATGTTCATATCTAGCTGACTGTCATCTTGTATGTGTGTTACGTTCTCTGCGTCATTGTTATACGCATTAGTTAGTCGGAGGAAGTCATCAGGCTCTCTCCACTTCATAGGGAGGTACTTAGCTCTAGTCTCCCCAGCTTTCCTAGTATCATAGTTTATGAAGGATAGCTCTTTGATGTCATCCTTTACGAACATGTGTGTAGGCTGTGCTTGGTTAGTTGTAGGTATTAGTTGTATTGATTTGCGTAGATGAGCCCAGTTACGTGAGGACATCATGGCGAAGTAAGTGGACTTTACAATAGCGGCAACCTGAGCTGCCTCGACTGTATCATCAATACTATTAACCTCATCACTATCAATGTCGTTTAGTACGTCTTGTACAATATCCAATAAACTTAATTTCATCTATCCGCCTACTCCTACAGTGTGGAAAGGACGTAGATACCAACCATTAACCTCTACAGAAGCTCCAGTCTTGTTTGCCCTCGCAACAACATTAGCTGTGCCGTTCAGCACCTCGTTACTACCCATAAATACCCCAGTGAATCTGGTGAGTGGGTATACACCTGAACTTGAAAAGTTAGTGCTGGGTATTAGTGGGATTTGTATGTCAAGCCCACCAACGTCAAGCACAAGCTCAACTGTGACCTCTGTGTTTGTAGTGGTGGTAGTTAGTATAAGGTCAAAACGTATATCAACTGTATCGCCTAGTGCTAACACAGCTCCGTCAGTCCAGTCAAATGTATTTGTAACTTCGTCCCACATCTCAGGGAGACCTACAAGTGGGTATTTCAAAGTCTGTGCCCCTGCGGCATCGTTTGTTAATACGTAGTTTGTGTCCACCAATGTCAAGTCTATAGGTGTTGTGGCTGTAGCTAGGTCATCGTAGTTGTATACACCCTGCACTACAGAACCTACTGGCGGTACTGGGGGTAGCATAGCACCTGAACCTGCACCATCTGCTGTGAACACATCACCAGCATCAGCGCCAGAAAGGTCTAAGTCGCTTACGTCTGATATTACTATTACTCTGTGTGCTGCACTACCTGCACCATCTGTGAATGCCACCTCACCTACCCCTGCTGCTGCAACTCCCTTTGACTCATGTATGTTAGGGTCTGCTACCTCTGAATGGTTAATGTTATCTGCCATTTTATCTCTCCCAATAAAAAAGGCCGAACCGAGAAAACTCGACTCGACCTAATATGTTGTGTTATGCTACATTCAAGAAGTAGACAATAACTGTTCCAGCAGTAGGGCCAGTGATTGTTAGTTCACCACCCACAGGTACTGCAACGTAGTTTGCTTCTGCACCATCTGCACCGCTGATGTCAACAACACCCACAGTAGCTGCACTTACTGCACCAGTAGAGAACTCCTCTAGTACGTGTGTTACCACAGCACCAGCAGGGATTTCAACTAGAAAGTCAAAGGCATCCCCATCGAAGTTTACTGACACTTCATTTTTAATACCCTCAGTACGTGCAACGCCCATTGCGCCACCGACTGCACGGGGGCCATAATGATTTTTCACATTAATACCTGCACTATCTTCATAACTCATATCTTACTCCTAGTATTTAGCTGCATCAGTGATTAAGATACCTAGAGTATCTACACGTTGTACACCGAAGCCATAACGAGAACGAGTAACATGTTCGTCGCGTGCTCGGTCTTTGTTGCGTTCGCCTTCTGACTTAGGCATTCTGCGCCATGCATGCATGATAGGCTTAGTCTGGTCATCTAACACATTCATGAACACGTTAGCTACACCGTTTGAAACAGTAGTAGTACCATCACCCATTGAGCCAGTAGCTAAACGGTTAGATGTCATGATGTTCCAGCTGAATAGATTCATGATGAACTTCATACCACGAGCCATACCGCCTTCAAGAATCTTCTGACCGAAAGGTGTTACGTCATGCGTAACAGTTACCAAGCCGTTAAGCGTAGCTTCTACTGTACCATCACAGATAAACACATTACCTTCATCGGGAGCATTCGCTTTCTGGAAAGCAAGACGCATAGCGATAAGGTGGCCTAGTTCAAACGTATTCTCACTGCCAGAAGTAGTAACTGCTGATGCGATACGATGTGCGAAACCATTGATTAAGTTAGCATCTGCATCTGTTTGACCTGCATTAGCAACTTCAAAGAAACGAGTCTCGAAGTTCTCTTGGAAAGCACGAGTACCTTCGGCAGCACGTTCAGCGATTAGTCGGTCGATGTCTGTACCATCTTCACGTAAATCATCTGTAACATACCAAGCATCACCAACGTAATCAGTGATTGACATAGTAATCTCACCAGTTTCAATTGGGTTGTACACCAATGGTGTATCCTCAGCCGCTTCTTGAATGGTAACAGTACCGATTGTTTTAATGTGTAAAGTGTCGCCTGAGCCAAAGTCCGTAACGTTACGGTAGAATGTTTCAGGTAGTAAACCATCGTGCAGGTTCAATAGGATGAAAGAGCTGTACTGCTCTGACTCAATGAAGGCACGGGTATTAGTAGTTAACTGCATATATTACCTCTTATTAGTTTATTCAGTTATATCAAATTTCTTATATACTTCCGCTTTAATCTTCTTCATGTAATCAAGCTGTTCCTTAGAAGACGCACCTGAGAGTAAACTCTTCTCTGGTCTTGTTAGGGGTTGGTCAGCTGGTGGCTCGTAGCCTAGATTGAATGATGTATTAGTGATTGAAGTAGAAGTTGGTTTTTGTTGGAATAGTGCTAACACCATATCGGGGTTAGTCTCTGATAGCTTACCCAAGCCCTCTGGAGTCATATTCAACTCTTTGGCTTTAAGTTGTACCATCTCTACTGCCTTATCTCCGAAAGCTTTAACTAGTGTATCGTTTACTTTGTTGGAGTTATCAGTAGACGCTTGTTCCTGACTACGCTTATTCAATGTATCAGCGATTAACTGATTCACTTCTGCTTCACCAAATTGGGTCTCAGAGGGGTTGCCTAGTTGACTTTGTTGTTGGTGGTTGGTTAACGAATCTACGACTTCCTGAACGCCTTTATGTTTAGCCAGCTCTTCGCGTAATTGAGTAATCTCTTGTTCCTGTGTACTAACCTGAGTTTGTAGCGTAGGAATAAATGTTTGCGAGTGAGCTAAAGCTGTTAATGCATCTTCGACAGTGCCGTATTTTTGTCTACCGTCCTCCGCTTGAATGCTCTTTAGCTGGTCACTAAATACATCTGCGCTCTGAGGTTTAACTATTTCAGGGGTTTCCTGATTTTTTACTTCTTGTTTATTACTGAATACATTTGACTGGTCTGTCATTGTACTATCCTTTTAAATATTAAATTGGTCGCAGCAGGGGAATCGAACCCTCTTCTGACATCCTAGAAACGTCTGTTCTAACCAATGAACTACACTGCGTTAAGTAGTTACGTGTTATATTATTTAACGTTGTTAAACACATCAACATCGCTTCGGGAGAAGCACAAACTATCATCCTTAGTATATACTAGTATACTAGGATTTAATTATTTAATTATTTTATTTAATTATTATTTCTAAGACATACTACTAATATACTATTACTATAAGTATATATAAGAAATTTCAGCTTTTGTGAGTATTTTTATCCATAATAATTGAAATAACTTCATTTAGCGCTCTATTGTACCCTTGAGAGTCAGCCACCTTGTATGCCCAGTTGGGACAATCGTATCCGTCTACACTCTGGTCAGACTTAAGCTTCTCCTCAATCTTAGCGGCTAGCATCTCTGCTAACCTGCGTCGAGCAACTAACGAAGACTTGTAGGAAGCACGTATGTCTTCCTTAAGTTGTGCGTCCACTATCCCTTTGAACCATACAGTCTTCATTCAACTACCTCCTCTGGTGATTGTGCCATAGCTACGTTCTCTTCTGCCATACCTGCCTTAATAGCCGTCTGCTCGTTCTCTTTGATAGCAGCGTCAGGGCTGAATATCTTATACCCTTTCAAGCTTAAAGAGTCGTCAATGAACTTAGTTAACTCTATTGCTGAGATGTGAGGTGCAACCAATTGGCCTATACCACTGCTCAATACATCAGATAGGTTACGTAAGTCTTGCGATTGTTTAGAGAAGTGTCTAGCACCGATAGGACGAATCTTACCATTAGCTGTAATGTCTGCCGCAGTAACGCTTTGAAACACTTCTGCCCCAATATCATTATCAGAGATACGTATGGTATCTACGATGTCTAGGTTACGTTGAGTCATCTCAAGCATCTTGTTTAGTAGTGGCTCTAACAGTTCAATCTCGAAGTGAGTTATCTTCTGCTGGAATATCTTACCAGCTGCTGATGCTAATGCGTCAACTTCAAATGCCGTCTTCTCTCCCGGACTACGTACACCCATAGCTTCACGAGGCGCACCTGCGTATAGCTCCATACGGTCTTCTATCTGTTGCATCTTCTGTGAAGCGCCAAAGATATTGTTCATGTTGGTTGCTAGCTCCTGAACATCCCCACCTTCGTCGATGTGAATCTCAGCTCCCGGCCCCCAAGCAAACTCCTCTACCTCACCAATTATCTTAAGTGGTGGATGGATGATTAAGTCCATAGCATCCGCTGTAAGGTTCTCTAAGTGGTCTAAGCGATACTGTAACCCTACTAGGTTATCTAGTGGCCCCATTGCCCATAGGTTGTCAGGACGGAGTCTCCAGCCTACATGTACGAATGGACTACCTGTGTACCACTGCTTCATTGTCTCTTGACGTACAACAGTAGAGCGGTCAACGATAGTTATCACTTGGTCAACGTGAACGATGCCAGTAGTCTTGTCATGGAAATCTCCATAGAACTCTAGTATCTCTACGTAGTCTGATTGGAAATACTCATACATGTTACCGAATCCGTCTGCTGCAAAGCCTACAGCCTTGTCAAACTCTTCGATGGTGTAAGCACCCATCATCTGTCCAATCATCTGTCTGCGCTCGATAGCCTTCTCCCAGAACGCATTCTCTGGCTCTGATATAGCTAACTTCTTAAGCTCACCTACAGACTTAACAGAACGTACTATCTTGAACGTATTCTCGAAGTCATCTGCCAGTGGGTTCATTACCAAATCAAGAGGACTTACACGACGAGCACTTGGGCCAATAAAGTCTGGAACCTCTGTGCCATCGGGCATAGTCTTATATTTAGTGATGAACTCTGGAACTGCGATGGCATTCCCATAGTCGATGTAATCATACAGAAGCTTGCTCACAGTGTTCCTGAAACCGCCTATGCGAGTCTTGTTAGCCATGTAAGCCTCTATTGACGCTGCCTTCTCTTTCAAGCTGTCGTCAAGCGTATAGCCCTGCCACTGTAGCCAATCATCGTTAGAGAACAACGCACTCATGTAGTTAGCATGTAGGTTGTCACGAAGCTGACATATCTTAGGTAGTGTGGTTGAGTTCTTCCAAGGAAGGCTCGCGTTAGTTGTGGTAGAGGTGTCTGTCGCAAACACGTAGTCCCGAAGCTCTTTCCAATCCTCAATCTTATCTCGACGCTGATTATTGTACTTGTCCCACATGTTTGTTATCCACGCTGCGGGGTCATCAGGTGTCATCACGCTGGTTAGCTCCGCTATCTTATCACTCATTTGTATCTCCTAGTTAAAATGCTACTCCACCAAAACGGCTTCTCTTCTTGTTATCACCACCAAACAACGCACCGACATCTAGTGCCCCATGAGTCTGTTTTGGCTTAACTGC